ATTCCGACTTGGCACAATGCGACACCGCATTACGGTGAGCGTGGAAGGAACGACACAGGACGAAGCCGGGCAGCCAGTTGTGACACTTACGACGTGGCTGAACGATGAGCCAGCAAAGTACGAGCCGACAACAGGCGGAGAAGGGGCACGAGGGCGACAAGTGGAGGCCGGAATCAGTGCCATATTCACAGTGCGTTATCGGGACGGCTACACGCCAGAAATGGCGATCGACATTGACGGGCAACGTTTCTGGATCGTTTACGTCAAAGCAGTTCAGGGCATGGATCGCTATCGAGAACTTTATTGCAAATCGGTGGTGCTGTGATGGCTCGCGTTTCGATTGGGATGGAACTTATTGATGGCAACAAATTTCTCAAACAATTAGAGCAACTGGAAACGATCATTCGAAGCACAGTTATTGAGGACGCCATACAGGCTGGAACAGTGCCAGTCGAGGTGGCGATGATCGCTAACACACCACAGAGTGATGGGTCACGCAAAAAACAATCGAGCAAAACCAAACGCCGCTGGAGTGGTGCAAAACAACTTAAAACCACGATTCGATCAGTAGTAAGGCCAAAGAAAAAACTGGGTGTGTTGATTGGCCGGATTGGTTTGGTAGGGCCGTCATACAGCGACGGTGGCGGACACGGAAATCTGTTTTCAAAGGATCATAAGCGAAAGGTTTTGTGGGGTCGTGATGCTGGAACAATTCGAGCCGTGAATCAGTTCGTGAAGAAAACGGCGGACGAAACCAGAGCAGCAGCATCAGCGGCCGTCACTTCAACCTTGAAGTCTGGAATCGAAGCAGCAGCAAATCGGATGGCAAAGTAATGGCGGATCTCGGTAGTGCAGTGCGAGGATATTTGGCGGCAAATACGGGTGTTTCTGCACTCGTGTCGACTCGTATATTCCCGGACGTTCTACCGCAGGGATACACCATCAAGACTGGCGGTGCGTTGACCTATACGGTGATAAGCACGACGCACGATCACCTGATCAACGGGCTTTCTGGTATTGCCAGAAGCCGAATCGAGTTTACCGCATTTGCCTCCACGCGGGCCGGTGCGAACCTAATTGCAGAAGCAGTCAGGGCAAGCGATTTACAGGGTTACACCGGAGCAATGGGCGGCGTGTCGATTGAATCTGTAATGATCACAGGAGGCATCCAGACGCTGGATGAGCGGCCGACTGATGGATCACAGGAGCATCGATATTTAACGATTTTTGACTATATGATCGCTTATCAGGAAACGGTGTAAAATGGCAACGGGAACACGATTTAAGACCGGCAACACAGCAACGATTACACTGGGTGGAGCACAGACGACCGGCATCACTACAGCGTGGGCGGGAAATGTTGTTTCCATTAATCCAGGGGAATGGACGCTTGGTGAGCGCGACGTGACATTGCTGGCAGACACTGGATTCACCCGAAATGACCCACACGATTTGGCTACGCCAAACGAGATTAGCGGCGTGGTTCGGTTCAGTCCATCTTTGGGACTGCCGCCAATTGACGGAACAGTCGCAACTGTGACTGTCACGCTTCCGCAGCTCAGCACAGCAACCAGCGGAGTAACACGCGGAACGATCACAGGCAAGGCGTTCTTCAGCCGTGTTGCGTTTCCTCAGTTGGCAAACAACGAAACGATGGATTGTGAGTTCACCTTGAAAATGACTGGCGAAACCCTATCACAGACACGAGAGACATGATGCAAATCAAATTGATTGACCACATCGGCGAAGCTCCTAACGGATCGCCAGTGGATCACGAGCAATGGATCGTGTTTTGCGATGACGTGCAGGTCGGATACTTGCCGAAATCGCCCGACGCATGGCTGCAGTGCATTGTGTCATTCAGCGAAACAACAAAGGCTGAATTGATTCAGGCTGTGAATGAAACAGCAGCGTTAAAAATCGGCGGCGTTGTTATGCCGGTCGATCCCGATCTCGAACCAAACGAGGATGAAGAGTAATGACACTAACGAGAGCGACGTTAGGAAAGTTGACGAAACGAGCAACAAAGGACATCGAAGTCTGCGGGCATAAGGTCAGGCTTCAGCGACCAACGCCGCTGGAGCACTCGCAATACCAGATGTCATTGGTCGACAAAGATGGCAAATGGAATGCAACGAACCTAAACGATGCAATCATGCTGCTGACTGCACGCATGTGGATCGACGAAGAAGGCGAGCGGCTGTTCAAGGACACGGAAACAAAACAGCTTGGGTCGATCGATCTGGCGTTCTATCAGCAGTTGTCGGAGCAGTGCCAGAAGTTTGCCATCGTTAGTGAGGCGTCGACAACGCTGGGGGAGTCCGACAAAACCACCGTCTCAGATTTGCCTGCCGAGTCTGCCTTGAGCTTGGAATAGACGATCCAGAGGCGTGGTTAGATTCAATATCGGATCGGGTGTTTGATGTGTGGTGGGCGTATTACCAGTGCGAGCCGTTCGGATCTCACTGGGAACAGGCGGCCTCTCTGTCGGCAATGATTCACAGCAACACTGTGATGATGGCGGCAACACGAGGGGCAAAGATTGAATCGCTGAGTGTGGTCGACTTCATGCCAGCCGATTCAATGAGGTGGCAGAAACGGACGAAGCTCAAATCGCGTGGCATTAAGCATCCAAGGGCACAAGCGGATATCCTCAAGCGAGCATTTGGTTTCTCATGACAACAATTACCGCACTCAATGTCCGTCTCGGGATGGACGTATCAAACTTCAGCGAGGGGGCAAACCTTGCGAAGAGCGAGGTAACAAAAGTCGCGACGATAATGCGGCAATCGGTGCCTCCTGCTGAAAAGTTTAAGCAGGAGCTGGGACTGCTGAATCGTGCTTTCAGCGAATCTGGTAAGAAGTCAGTTGAGTATGCAAACGCGGTAGAACATTTGAAGCGAAAGCATGAGCAGGCTATCCCAGCCATCCGCGAAGCGGGCAAAGCTTCAAAAGAAGCGGGGGTATCGTCATCATCGGCAATTGCTTCCATCAAAGGCATGGCAGCAGCCTACCTGAGCGTCCAGACCGTCGCAAAGTCGATCAATCTTGCATCACAGGTCGAGGATGCCACGATCGCGTTTGAGGTTTTGACGGGCAGTGCAAAAGACGGACAGTTGCTATTTGAGCAGATTCGCAAGTTCGCGGCAGAATCTCCAGTCACGTTCAGCAATGCTGCAGACGCCACAAAAACAATGATGAGCTTTGGCGTGGCTGCTCAGGATGTGCAAAAGAATCTGCAAATGCTGTCAGATGTCACAGGTGGCAACAACGATAGATTCAAGATGCTGTCGCTGGCATTCTCTCAGACGACCGCAGCCGGTCGACTGATGGGGCAGGACTTGTTGCAAATGATTAACGCGGGCTTTAATCCGCTGCAGCAGATCAGCAAGACCACCGGCGAATCGATGATTGAGCTAAAAAAGCGGATGGAGGACGGCGGGATATCGGCTGATGAAGTGCGAAGGGCATTTGAAGACGCGACGGAAAAGGGCGGCATGTTCCACGGCATGACCGAACGATTAGCTGGTACGGTCAGCGGAAAGCTCAACATCGCACTTAGTGACATGGAGCAGCGACTTGCAGCAGTTGGCCAAGAGCTTGGGCCACTCATTACACAGTTGCTTGATGCCTTAAACGACATGAAGCCCGCTATAGATTTATCAGTTAAGTCTGTCGGAGTTCTGGCCCAGGCTGTCGGATTCATCATCGCGGCAGTGCAAGATTTAGCAGACGCGAGAAAGTTTAAATTCGACTTTGAAAATCTCAACACGTTTTTAGATGTTCGGGAGCAGCGAGAACGCGAAGCCGAAGCGGCAAAACGAGATGCTATCAACAATGAGTTTCAGCAAAAGAAAACTGTGGTAAATCAGGTTGCCATTGCGGAACGCAAGGCTGCTGAAGACGCTGCAAAGTTTCGAGCGGACATGATCGAGAAGCAAAAGAAAGCAATGGAAGACACTCAGAAACAGCACGAGAAGAACATCGAAAAAGAAAAGTCAGCTCGGCTGAAGGCTATCGAAGACGCAAGGAAGGCTCAGGAGCGAGCAGCACAGCAAGCCGAAGAGCGATTTGAGCGTGACATGGAAACGGCTCGCAAGGCTGCAATGGATTACTTCGCGCAGCAGGAAGAAAAGAACAAGCAGCGACGGGCAGACGTGGCGGCCGGTCCCGGTGCTGGTATAGAAGTTGGATCGGCAGAGGCGGCCAAGTTTTCAGCAGATCAAATCAATCGTCAGATGAGCGTGGCGGCAGTCCCGGATCAGCCTACACCGGGCGAAGTGCAGATTGCTTGGAAGGCAGAGCAACTTTTTAAAGAGCAGCAGGCAGCGAACGCATTGGCGACGCGGCAGATTGCGATCATGGATAGCCTGCTAAGAGAAGCAAAAGAAAATGGATTCAGGAGAATTCGATAATGGCCTC